TACCTGCGGTTCAAGACTTGCTCAAGCAGGAGTACAGATACTAATTATTAGAGACTGGCTAGGACATGAAGACATACAAATGACAGAGAAGTATTCTCATCTAGCACCTGACTCTATGCACCAAGTAGTTGGAGTATTAAATGCAACCAAGTAAGAAACAACTAGAGCTAGAGCAAAGTATCTTTAGCATCTCTGGATACAATAAGCTATCTAGGAATAACAAACTAAGAGAGAAGGGCAGGGAGTCTGAAACACCATACGCTAGAAACATGATTGAAGCAGGACTTGATGCTCTTACAAAAGCATTGAAGTTATACGTTGAACAATCAATGACTGGTAAAGCAGGAGTCAGGGCTATAGCTGCCAAGTATATAGCTCAGTTCCCTGACCTTGACGTGGTATCTTTTATTGCCTTTAAAGTAATCATAGATAATACATCACTTGAAAAACCAACAACAACAATCGCTATAAACATAGGTCAAATGTTGGAAGATGAGATGCGTTATACAATCTTTGAACAGATAGACCCTAAACATTTTAAGAACATCAAGAGACATACCAGAGATACAAACCATACAGGCTACAAAAAGAATATGGTCAGAACTCACATGAGTAAGAAGGGTATAGAGTTTGAGACTTGGAAGAAGGAAGACAAATTAAAGGTAGGTCTAGTTCTTATTGATCTAGTCATGGTAAACGTAGGCATGGTCAAGATGATTAACAAGAGAGTAGGCAAGAGTCTGTTGTCTTGTTTAGTCTTTACTGAAGTAGCTATGAAGTGGATACAAAAGGGTAGAGCTAATCGGATAGCTGCATATCCACAGTATCTTCCTTGCTTCGATAAACCTAAAGAATATACAACACTATCTGATGGAGGTTATTACACCGAGAGACTTAGAACAAATGCTATCAAGACTACTAATCCAAAGACATTAAGAAAGTTACAAGAAGAAAACTTAACAGTATGTCTAAAGGCTCTAAACCTTGCGTCACATACAGCGTGGGGGGTAAATAAATTTGTGTTTGATACTCTTGTATATTGTTGGGAAGAAGGTATAGAAGTAGGGGGGTTGATAAATAAAGAACCATTAGAGCTACCACCTAAACCTGATGACTGGAATGATAAGGAGAAGACAAAGACATGGCGATACCACGCAGGTCTTACACATGATACTAACCACAAAAACAAAGTCAAAAGGTATCAGATACTATCAATCATTGATACTGCAAAAAAATTTCTAGGAGAAAAATTTTATCACATATACCAAATGGATTTTACTTCTAGGTTTTATCCTGTAACTGCACACTTCCACCCACAGGGTACTGATATAGCTAGAGGATTACACCAGTTCTATGAAGGTGGAGAGATCAAGACCAAGAGACAACTGGACTGGTTAGCTATAGCAGGAGCAAACGCTTTTGGTATGAGCAAGTGTAGCTATGAAGAGAGATTAGAGTGGGCATACATAGAAGGTCAGGATTATGCAGAACAAGTAGCACTTGACCCTATAGAGAACCTTGATCTATGGGGTAATGCTACTGACCCATTCCAGTTTCTTGCATGGTGTAAAGAGTGGCATGACTTTATGCAGGTAGGTATGAACAATGGTTTTATCTCACGATTCTGTTGTTGTCTTGATGGTACTAACAATGGTTACCAACACATAGCAGGACTGGTATCTTGTAAAGAATTAGCAGGTAAAGTTAACCTACAATACAACAAAAAACCACAGGATTTATATAAAGAAGTACTTGCAAAAGTATTGACACTACTAAAGAATGATACTTCAATACAAGGTCAACTTTGGTATGAGCATAGAAATAAAATGACTAGGAAGTTTATAAAGAAACCAGTCTTGATGATACCTTACAACTCAACAACCTTTGGCATAGCTAATCATGTAGAAAGATACTTTGTAAATGAAAATATTTCTATGGCAAAAAATTTTAAGAACAACTTTTATCTTGCAACAATTATTGAGACTGCTGTAAGTATGATTAGTCCTGAAAGTATCAACCTATTAAAGTATCTATCAAAGATAGCTGTATGTTTTAACAAAGAAAACAAAACTATCTCATGGCATACACCTTCTGGTTTTTTAGTACAGCAAAAGTATTACGTCAACAACAGCAAGATAATAAGAACCAAGTTAAGCAACTCAAGTATGAGATTAAACTTAGCTGAACCTACACTACAGGTTGATAAAAGAAAACAGGCTCAAGGTTTCCCAAGTAATTATATACATAGCTTTGATGCTGCCCACCTACAGTTAACTTTGGTTGAAGCAAACAAGATGGGTCTTAAACAGTTCTGTATTATCCACGACTGCTTTGGTAGTCCTGCTGCTGATCTTGATAGACTGATTGAATGTGTGAAGCAGACATTTTTCTACATATATAGTGACAATAATTTAGACAACTTACATCATCAAGTAGCAGAACAACTTAGTGATACCAAAGGATTACCACCTGCACTACGCATGGGAGACTTTGATATTACAGATGTGTTGACTGCACCATATATATTTACATGACAAGAGATCGAGGTACAATAAAGGAACGTCTTTAGTAAGACGAATTACACGCATACAATCCAAGCTAAATGGAACAAATTAAATCGGAGACTATTAAGATAGTCACTCCTGTTGGTACACGTTTTAGGTACTCATGGTTAGTAACACCTGATGAATATAAAGGTGTTGAGAAATGGAAAACTGAAGCTATCATTCCTGTTGGCGAAGCTAGTCAACAAATAGCACAACAGTTAGAGGACTTGATCGAAGGGTGGAAGGCACAGTTAAAAGCAGCATTTCCAAAGAGAGAGTTTACTTTAACTAAAAGTCAGAAAACTGGTAAGCCTAGCTTCCCGTGGTCATTTGAAGATGAAGGTTTAATTATACGATTAAAGAAAAATGTAAGAGGAGTCAAAGGTAATCTTACTCCTATTACTATGTTCAAGCATGACCCTGCGACTGGACAAAACTTGTTGATGACTGAAGAACAAAGGGCAGAGATGGATAAGATAAGTCCTGAAACTACAGGTCAAATATCTTTTCTAGCTTCAGGCTATGACGCAGGTGCTAATGGTGTAGGCATAAAGTGTATGCCACTATCTATTTGTTTCAGAGAGATAGTTCCCTTTAGTGGTGGAGCTAGTGACTTTGAAACAACTGAACCTGCAAGCTATGAAGAAAAAGAAACAGTCAGTACAGGAGCAGACTTCTAAGTACAAAAGTAAATTTGAAAGTCAATTTGCTGACAACCTAAACAAAAAGAAAATTATCTTTACCTATGAAACACTCAGCATTGACTATGAAATTACTTGCACCTATAAGCCT